CTGAAGCAAGAAACACAATCACGATCGAGAACGATGAAAACAAGTGGGGACTCGACGCAAGCCTCGAGCTTGCCGATCACTGCGCACTCGTACTTGACATACACCATCACTGGTGCCGTGAAGGTGAATACATTCAGCCCACCGACGATAGATTTGCTCGCGTAGTAGATAGTTGGCGTGGTGTGCGTCCTGTTATTCATTACAGTGTAAGTAGGGAAGACCTAATAGGAAATTATCCTACTAACATGCGTCCTAATATGGATTCGTTACTAGAAGCAGGTTACAAGAAAGCTAAACTGCGAGCGCATAGCGATTACATGTGGAACAATGCAGTTAACGACTGGGCACTAGAATTTTTACCTTACGCAGATATTATGGTAGAGTCTAAATGTAAGAATCTAGCAAGTATCGAGCTGTATAAATACTACAAAGGAGCAGATGCTGATGTCATATCTTACAAAGATGTACGGCAGAAAGTCGCCGGACCAGACCCAATCATCATCTAATAAAAATCCTAACAGAGTTTTAGGTGGGTTGCGTGGCCAAGGTGTTGACACTATGACCGTATTAGGTGAAGACGGGGCAGAACATACTATTCCGAGTCAAAAATATGTACAAGGTTTAGAAGAAAAAATTCGTAATCAAGATGCTCGTATTAGCACTCTTGAAAAGAAACTAAGGAGGGTTACGGATGCTTAAAAAATGGATAAATTCTAGAATGAAAGAACGTACATCATGGGACGGTGCATTATTAGTTGCATTAGGACTTATGGTGTTGTTTTTGGCGCCGCTTGCAAAAATAGCAGCAGGCATTGCTATCGTTTACGGTGGCTGGACTATTTGGAAGTCTGAATAATTACAATTTACCAATAGGGAGATCAGAACTAGCAGACATGTTCCACACTTGTTTGCGTTCTACTCCCTTTTTTTGTGCAAATACCTTTGCATCACAATTTTCACATACATGAAAGTAGTTATTAGTTAACCTTTTAGGATCCATTTTGCCTCTTTCACGCTGAAATTCGCTATCACAATTGTCACATCTTAGTATAACATACGTTTTAGAACGTTTGTATGCATGTTCTTGGCCGTTTTTTGATAAACGTGTATGCCGGGTCTCTACTTTATATTCTTTTATAAACATAATTATATTTACATTAAGATTATAAAATCATACGATAAATAACTGTAATAAGGAGTTCATATGTCATTTTGTACACTAACTGACGCAGCAAAAGCCCAAATTAATACAATTTGTAAAGAAAATGAGTGTTTTGCAGTCACACTAAACATCAAAGGTGGTGGCTGTGCAGGGTTCGAATACGACTGGGGTACTGTTAAACATCAACTAGAACTAGAAGAAGATGATGAAATATTTGAAGCAGGTGAAGGTAAGTTAGCAATAGGGTCACATAGCATTATGTTTTTAGTTGGAACTGTAATAGACTACAAAAAAGACATAATGGGTTCTATGTTTGACATACAAAACCCAAATGCGCAAAGTAGTTGCGGGTGTGGTGTAAGTATAAATTTTGATATGGACGCATTTCCACCAGAATATATGGATTAATCGGAGCAAGTAAATGGCAAAACAAAATGTAGACATAGGTGTTGAAGGTAATGACAATACCGGTGATAGTATTCGAGAGTCGTTTCGTAAAGTAAACGAAAACTTTACAGAACTCTATGCTGTCTTTGGTATTGGCGGGCAGATTTCACTTACTGATTTAAGTGATACACCTTCAACTTATGAAGGCAATGAAAACAAAGTACCACTTGTAAAAAGTGATGCAACTGGTATAAGTTTCTTAGAGCTTGCTAGTGATAGTGATCTAAATGCTGCCGACCTAGATAGTATAGAATTTGATTTTAGCCAAGAAGGCAAACTTGTAGTAAAAATTGGTGCTATTGATATTTCAACTGACCCGACTCCGACACTAGGTGGTCCGTTTAATGCAGGTTCGCAGCCAATTGCAAACATATCGCCAGTTGGTGACAACTCAGCTCAACTATATAATGCTGTTTATGGTACAAATATTACACAAGATGATCTTGTAATTGATAAAAAATTCGCAGATGCTAACTACCAAGTTAGACAGAGTAGAGGTAGCGGATTACGTGTAGGAGACGAGCCGCTTGATGATAGCCTATATATTATTACTATAGATAGTTTTACACTAGGTAACTGTAACTCCCCAGGACACGGACTTGATCAGCAGTCTACCGGTGCTACATTTAGATTTAATACAACTATTCCAAACGATCCACCTACAAATATTGTAGACGGACAAGTTACATACTTAAGAGTTATTGATCCGGATACTTTCAGTTTACATACAACAGAAGACGGTGCTGTATTCAATAGCGATAAAATTATTTTAGATGGTGGTAGTGGTGTTCATACTGTTACTGATACAGCATATGATCCTACATTAGAAGGGTTCTTCCTTTCTAGTGTCGCTATGCCACGTAAGAGCATTGTAAGACGTCAAGGCGACACAATGACTGGTGCGCTAACACTACACGATCATCCTGGAGAATTTGCAGGTACAGGAACACCTAACGGAGAAGATGACTTACAAGCAGCTACAAAATTATACGTTGATAGATCAGGTTCTTCTCAAGTAAGTTTGTATGTTAGTACTTACGGTAGCGACAAACAAACCGGGGTGCCGATAGGACTGGAAGGCAGTAGTGCAAAATTAGCATTTAGGACTATTAACAAAGCAGCACAAAAAGCAGAAGAAATTATGGCTGCTGGTAAGATTGAACCAGGACCTTACAGACAAATAATGACCTATGGTAATAACAGATCAAGGGCAACTGTTTCTGTGGCTACTTCTGTAGCATTTGCAAGCGGCAGAGGAAATGCAAGTGAACTACTTGTACAAAACAAAGAGTTTATACAAAAAGAAGTTATTGCTTACCTTGCAGATACTTACCCAGACTTTTCGTACGATGAAGCAACATGTGCAAGAGATGTAGGTTACATTATTGATGCAGTTAGACTAGATATTTTACGTGGTAATACTGCAAACTATTTGTCTCGCTGGTCAGGTATTAGATATTATGCAAACCCGAGTGCAAGAAAAGCAATAGGTGAACAACTTACAGAAACACTAGATGGTATTGATCATGCAAGAAAACTTGCTCTAGACGTTGTTGCAAATAGAGTAATCGGTACTAATCCAGCAGCTCTAGCAGGACAGTTATACCAAGATAGAGTGCCGCAATATGTTGATGCACTACAGGTAGCAGATGGACAAGCGGCTACTGCTATACAACAGAAATTTGATATTATTACTGAAACAATACAGGTTGGACCTTTGAGTGCAAGAGCTGTTTCAGATGGCTCTACAAGATACAGAATCAATGTTAGCAACGGCAACTTTGGATATCTTGACCAAGGTAACCCTGATAACCAAGATATTAGAGCAGGTAAAGTAATTAGAGGTCGTAAGTCAGGAGCAACTGCAAGAATTATCCAATATAATTACGAAGCAGATCCTGCCACAAGCGTAACTGTGGTAGAAACAGACGAGTTCGAAGTTGAACTTCTAGAACCAATTGAGTTTGAGGTCGGTGAAGAGCTCGAATACGGTAACTTTGTTAAAGAACGTCAAGTTACAATCAATGTTGAGTCAGGTATATACGAAGAAGATTATCCAATCAGGATGGCACAAAACGTGTCTATCAGAGGTGACGAATTTAGACGTACTATCATACGTCCAAAAGATCGTGTATCACAATCAAGATACAACCAATTGTATTTCTACAGAGACAAACAGTTTGACGGAATTACAACAGTTAACGGCGAAATAACAGAAATAAGCACAGTTAACGGTGGAAGAAATACAACAAGATCAGGCGTTCCAGGACTTCCTATTACATATACTGGTGTTGAACCTTTCCAAACAAGTGGTACAGGCACAGGCGCAAGTGTTGACGTTACAGTTAATACTGACGGTTCTGTGACCGTTGCAATAAACGCTCCGGGTGATGAATATCTTGCAGGAGACACATTTGATATTAATGATAGCGAGATTGGTAACAGTGGAGCACCTAACTTAACAATACAAGTGGATGCAATTAACGCAGGTAAACCTTACTACAACAATATTACAAACGAGATTGATGGATATTTTGGTTACCATTATCTACGCAATCCTAACCAACTAAGAAATACAGGCCCAGGTTATCAAAATGCCGGAGGTTATGAAACAGCAGTTAAAATATTAGATGATAACAAAGAATTTATACAAGAACAAGTTATAGAATTCTTAGCTGACCAATATCCTACACTGTCTTACAATGTTAGTAAGTGTAGTAGAGATGTTGGCTTAATTGTTGATGCTCTTATACTAGATCTTACTAACGGTGGTAATGAAAATGCACTAGAAGCACAAGGCGAATATTATCTTGGAGCACTACCAGTAGACGGTAGTCAAACTGTTGAAACAGAAGCAGGCATTAGACATATCAACACAGTAGCTGGCGCACTACTTTCAGGTAGTAACCCTAACATTATTTATGGAACAGGTTTAGATTATCCTACAGGTGATTTATTCCACGGAGTAGCAGAAGTAGGTTCTGCTACAGCAGTTGAAAACCTAATAGATACTGTTGCATTTGCTTTTGATCCAGCTTACAATCCGCCAAAACGTAACGACGAAATGGATGTGTTCCTAATGAGCGATGCGTGTATGCTTCGTAACATTACAGTTCAAGGACACGGCGGATTTATGATGTGTCTAGATCCAGAAGGACAGATACTTACAAAGTCTGCATATATCCAAACTGGTTCAAGTTTTGCTAAAAGTCTTAATAAACCTGCATTTAGAGGTGGCTTGCTTGCTGATGCGTTTGTTGGTAATACAGCAGTTAAAATTATTGCTAAAGGTTTCCCCGGCGGAGCAGCAGACAACTTTGTATTGCAAGTTAAATCAGACGGTGATGCAGAAGTTGATCCACAAGGACTGTTTATTAGAAAACCACAAACACCTTGTCCGTTCTATGTAGATGGCAGACGTTTCCAAGTTAACGCTATTACAGACTATGATCCTGATTTAGGTACTGCTACACTAATACTTGATAGGAGTTCAAATGACGGATTAGGATTTACAGGACTAACTAGCTCAAGCGATACTGGTAGAGACTTAGACAGTGTTAGTGACTTTGAATATAATGTTGCAAAATGTAAAAGAGATACAGAGTATGTATTAGATGCTGTATCTTATGACCTAGTATTAAACACAAACTATAACCAAGTTACAAACGGTCTTGCATACCAACGTGCAAATGCAAATGTTGTGCGCGATGATCAAGAACCGCAAACTGTTGCAGCATTTAGATACGCAGAAACACAGGTAGAATTGCTTCCTTCATATACCGGCACAGCCGAAACAAGAGGCGGAGCAGCGTTTGATGAAATTATTGATATCATCGAAAACGGTGTAGTATCTACAGACACCGCAGCAGATCCAATCCAATTTAATGTACCAGGCGTGTTGCCTACAACTAACGCAGATGATGCTGCCTCTCAACTACAAAATAACAGAAATTTCTTAGGTGCGGAAGTAACAGCATATATTGCAGATAGAGTAAATCAATTTACAAATGTGAGCCCTACTCCTAGCAGCATCTGGTATAATTTCACTTACGATGCAGTAAAATGTGAAAGAGATGTAAAATATATTGTTGACGCACTAACATACGATGTATTATACGGCGGTAATAGTGCAAGTATTGCAGCAGCAAGAAGTTACTTTGTAGGCGCAGTGAGCCAGCTTGGTGGACCTGAAGAAAGAGAACCAACAGTTGAAGCATACGAATTCCTAAAAACACATATTGCAAGTGTATTAGCAGACACTCCGGTTGCAGCAACATACGGTGCTGTTTCACAAGACTTTACTGCTGCCGCAGCAGGTTCATCAGAAATAACTGCAACTAACAACAACATAGATGAAATTATTACGGCTGTAAGAAACGCAAACTTAAACAGTTTGAGCATTGTACGCTATCCAAGTGTTGAATGGGCTGTACAGTCTTTAATCGATGCATTTGATGAAATACAACAAAATAAGTCAAGAATTGCACATTTAACAACAGAATCAATTGATGCAGTATTTCCAATTACACTGCAAACAGCTGGTAACAGATCTATTCTAGGTAACGACTTTACGCAGATTAACGACTTAGGATTTGGACTGGTTGCACTTAACGGTGCGCTATCAGAAATGGTATCAATGTTTACCTACTACTGTCGTGCAAGTTATTATGCTAAAAATGGTTCTGAAATTAGATCACTAACAGGTTCGTCTTGTTATGGTGACTTTGGTCTAGTTGCTGAAGGTTCAGATCCAAACGAGATTCCAGATGCTGTTAATCTACGAGATGACATGGCACAACCTGCCAAGATATTTACAGCCGACGTTATACTAGATTTTGATGCTCCGATTTCAGTCACAGCGGGCGAAACAATCACACAGACAGCATCTCCAAATGCAACTGGTGTTGTTACAATGAGTACTGTTGGTACAAGGGTTTATTTGACTGATGTAGAAAACAACTTTAATACCTCAGACAGCGTAAGTGGTAGTACAACTGGTGCGTTTCCTAACCCACCAAGTGATGTTAGATCAATTGGATTTACTAACAATGTAGAACAACTGAGTGCATATATGTATGACATTCAAGTTCCGCCTAGCAACAGGGGTGAATTTGATTATTACCACGTAGCAAGAGACATTTATGCACGTTATGAAATATCTAATATCGAAGTAACGGCTGTTAATGTTGATGAATATGCTGTTGACGGCACAGGCATTCCTTACACGATAACAAGCACACTCGGCGGCGGAACTCCAACATTTACTGTTAGAAAAAATCAGACATCTTACTATTATGTAAACATAGAAACTGCTGGTGTAGATTTCGAGGTGGGCGATACAATTGTTGTTGCAGGTACAAATCTTGACGGTGTGTCACCTGGAAACGATCTAACAATTACAGTTGATGCTGTGAGCCTAGACGGCAATATTACAGAAATATCTGTTACAGGTGTACCTAGTATTACAGCAGAAACCCCGAAGTACAGCGGTCAAGTTTATAAAGTTAACTTTAGCACAAATGACGGGCAATTTAGCCAAGACGGTCTGCTAGATAATATTCTACACAACGAATTAATACAAGTTAGATATAACCAAACGTTTGTACTAAACGATATTAATAGACCAGATGTGCTATCAATTCGACCCTCAACTGCGATTGTATTTAGAGAAAACCCAGATTATGTTTATAGATCAATTTCTTTCGGAACAGCTGATGCCACAGGCGAAGCTCTATTGGTCGACGAAACACTAGCAGGGTTTGACAGCACATATGACTATATTAGACTTGTTGTAGATCGTGTAAACGGTCAATCTAATGCTAACACAGTTTACGATTTAGACGGAAACCCACTTACAAATACAGGTACAATGGGCGACACGGCAGGTGATACAGTAATTGCTGTTGTTAAGATTTACGAGCCTAATGAAATATTTAGATTGAACAACAATACTGCAACACCTGAAGTACACCGTCCGGCAACATTTACAGCTTCTGGTGCAGTGTTACCGATGGTAATGGCTTGGGGCGGTAAAAAACACAGAGTGTTTAACTATCGTGGTGTAAAATATAACGACGACACAGCAAGATACGAGGTTCAAGCAACGGCTTCAGAAACAGACGATTTTGGTATTGTTAGTATTAACGACAAGTCAGAAATTAACTATCCTGCAACAGGTACAGGACTAGCAAGTACAGTAATATTAGGCAACGAAAACGTTGTACTAAGGGCAGGTCTACAAGAAGGTGCACCAGCTACAATTACAATTAGAATTTCAACTTGTCGTGCAACTGGACATGATTTCTTAGACGTTGGTTCAGGTGGATTTAACACAAGTAACTATCCAAACGTTATCTTTGGACTGCCACAAACACCAGACCAAGCAAACGAAGTTAGAGAAATTGGTAAAGGGCGTGTGTTCTATGTTTCCACAGACCAAAACGGTATCTTTAGAGTTGGACGCTTCTTTAGCGTTGACCAAGGTACTGGTACAGTTTCGTTCAGTGCAAGTATTGCGCTTTCAGACGTTGACGGTCTAGGCTTTAAGCGTGGTGTTGTTGTTACTGAATTCTCAACAGACACAGCAATGACTGATAACGCATCAGACACAGTACCGACAGAAAGTGCGGTACGTGGATATGTTAACAGACGTTTAGGCTTTGATCATAACGGCCAGTCAGTTGGTAACTTAATTGGTCCAGGTGTGCTTTCTGCAAACGGTAGTGTTGCACTAGCAGCAGACTTAAACGCAGCAGGTAATTCTGTAACTAACTTAAGAGCACCGATTGCTGATTCAGATGCATCAACTAAAGCATATGTAGATGCAACTGTTGGAGAATTCAACTCTATGGATAAGATGCGTGATACTACATTTGAAGGTATCGCAGAGGCGCAACTTATGGCTGCAACAGGCTACAAGACTGTAATTATCGATGCAGACAACATAGGCGGTACAGGACAATTTGAAGTAGGTGATAACTTTGTAGGCGATGTAACTGCTGCAACTGGTACAATTAGAGATATTAAGATTACCACAAGTATTGAAGGCAACATTCAAGTTATTACATACGAGCCAACAAGTGTTACAGATTTGTCAGACGGTAAGCCTGCAGGTATTTCTCCTGCACCTGATACAATTGAAGTACCAGGCGGCGCTACGGGTCCAGTTATCGACGGACCGTTTGACGAATGGATGAATGCTGTTTATGCTGCTGGTGCTGATGTGGAAGTTACAGTAAATCGTACAACAACAGCTCCAATAACTGAACCTGCAAGTAGGCAGCTAGAATTAGATATCCAAATTAAACCAGATACAATTCTAAATGCTGATGTAAATGCAAATGCAGCAATAGCTCAAAGCAAACTGAATATGCAAGCTGCTGATACGTTTGATGAAAACAATGCAGCTTCGGGTTGGGCTGGAACAGATCCTAAAGTACAAGCGGATCTAGGTCTTGCTAAATTCAGTGATGAAAACTTTGAAACAACAAGCGGTTATGTACGCATCAAAGCCAACGGTATTGCACTAGGTGAACTTGCACAGCAAAGCACCGATACAGTTATAGGTAGAAGTGCAGCAGGTAACGGTGATGTAAGTGCAATATCATTTGCAACTGTAATTGCAGAAGGTGGCGGCTTAGCAGACGGTGACTTTACAACGTTAATACCGGGAGTAAATGATCCCGGCGAAGCACTAATTAAAACTGGTACAGGTACTTACGGCATTACAAACGTAACTAGAACAGGTGAAGTTGATAGTATTGTTAAAACAAACGGTAGTGGAAGTATCCAAGTTAATAGTGTTATACTTGGCGGTGACTCAACTTATGAAGTTATGTCACTTAATACTACAGAACTCCAAGTTAAAACACCTGCACAAGGTACGGTATTTACATCACAAGGTGGTGGACCAACTTCTCCTCCTACTGTTAACTTCCCAGGAAGCATTAACGTAGGAAGCACAGGTGTTGCACAAAGTATTCTACAAGGCTTATCAGGATTTAATAATGAACCAAATCTTGCTGTAGACTGGATCTATTCAAACTTTATTGAAAGTACTCAAGAAAAAGGTGCTGCAAGTACAGGTATTGCCTTAGGTGCTAACACAGGTAAAACAACAACTGGACAAATTGGTATGGTTGTTGCTGATGGTGCTACAACATCTAGTTTGGTACCGGCTATCTTTAGCAGTACTGGTATGCAGCCTGACTTTAACAACATCTATAACATTGGACTTTCGACTAAGAGGTATAATACAGTGTATGCAACAGTATTCAACGGAACAGCAACAGAAGCATATTATGCTGACCTTGCAGAAAACTATTTAGGTGATGCAGATTACGAGCCAGGTACAGTGCTTGTGTTTGGTGGAGAAGCAGAAGTTTCTGTTTGTGCAAGAAGAGATGACCATAAAGTAGCAGGTGTTGTTACAACTAATCCTGCACACTTAATGAACAGCGCACTAGAAGGTGATCACGTTGTAGGTGTTGCATTACAAGGTAGAGTACCTTGTAAAGTAGTAGGTAAAGTAGAAAAAGGTGACTTACTTGTAACAAGCGCAGTTCCAGGTTATGCTATTGTAAACAACAATCCAAAAGTTGGTACAGTAATTGGTAAGGCACTAGAAAACAAAACTAACACTGATAGAGGTGTTGTAGAAGTTGTGGTTGGTAAAGTTTAATGGGTAAAAAACACATAGAAAGACTTATTGACAAAGGAAAAGCCAAAGCTTCTAATGTTGACATAAGAGGTAACAACGCTGTTCAGGCTGTTGTTACTTCTGGTAAATTAAGAGTAGTGGTAACAAAGGATAATTCAAATGGCAAAGCAGTCAATTAATACCGGTAGCAGTCAAAACAAAGGCGATGGCGATCCGCTACGCACAGCATTTACAAAAATTAATAATAACTTCGACGAACTTTATACAGATGTTGAAAGTTTAAACTCAAGAGTAGAAAGTGAAGGTAATACGCTTGAACGTGATATAATAGGTAATGTAATTGCACAAGATTCAACATTACTAGTTGATGCTGTTAATGCTAACATACCGAAAGCAAACGTAGAAGATAGTGCAAATTGGGATACTGCCCACGGCTGGGGAGATCATTCAGCAGCAGGATACTTAACTGCTTATACAGAAACAGATCCAATTGTCGGTGCTGTAAACGGTATTATAAAAGCAGACGGCGCAGGAAACATAACAGCAGCAGTAGCAGGTACAGATTACCTACAATCTGAAACGATCGATCTAGCAACCCTAAAGACAGAAGTAGCAGCAAGTGCAGACTTTGCTGACTTCCAAGCAAGGATAGCGGCGCTTTGATAAGTTACGATAAATATGTATAACAATAGGATTTAGAGAATGGCAAATAGATTTCCACTAGTAGTAGACACAACAGACGGTAATAAGATCAAAGAAATACCGGCTGGTGATAACTTAGATCTAAGACAAGT